GTTGGCTCCGGCGAGGCTGGCGCGGAGGTTGGCTTGGTTGAGGCGGGTGTTGGCGCTTTGGCCGAGGATGTTGCCGACTAGGCCGAGGCGGTTTTGGCGGTTGCCGACGAGCATTTGGTTGGTGTTTCCGGCGAAGTTGCGGCGTTCGGCTTCGCGGGCGCTGGCGTAGGCGTCGCGGTTGAGGACTTCGGCGGCGAGGGCTCCGGTGCCGGTGCCGAGGCCACGGGCGGACATGCCAGCGCGGGCTTGCTGGGTGGCGGCGCGGGCTTGCTCGGGGTTGAGACTGCGGCCGAGGGCGAGGTCGCTGGTGGCTTGGCGCTGAAGCTCGCGCTCGAGATCGGTGCCTTGCAGGTCTTGCGTGGCTTGGGCGCTTAGGCGCTCTGTGTCGGCAGCGATGTTCCCGATTTGGGCGGCTTGGTCTTCGGCGGCGATGAGTTGGTTGGTGGCTCGCTGGGTGTAGGCGTTGTTGTTGCCAGAGAGTTGATTGGATAGCTTGCCGATTGTGCCGAGCTGGAGAGCTTCGAGCTTCGGGTAGGCGGCGATTTGGGCGTTGAGTTGGTCTTGGTATTGAGTTTTGGCTTGCTCGTTAGCCTGCGACATGATTTTGCCGTAGTCGATGGGCTTCGCTTGTGGGGGAGCGGATTGCGTCTTGGGCTTGCTTTTGCTTTTAGCTTTGCCTCCCATTACGACACCCTCCCTTCAAAAGCTACGGACGACACGGAGGTCGTCCCTCCAAGGCCGACGCGAGCGGCGAGCTTGCTCCATGGGTAGGCGTGGATGCGCTCGGCATTGTGGCGGCACCAGGCGGCCCACGCATGCGGGCGGGTGGCGACGCGGAGGAACTCGGCGATGGGGTTGGCGTGCGCGGTCGCGGCGGCGAGCGGGACGAACCAGGTATTAGGGGGGAGGTCGTAGGTCATGGTGTTGGTCTCGGGGGAGTAGTGGGTTTCGTGGGCGAGGAGAAAGACTTCGGGCGTGCTGTGGACAAGGCCATTGCGCAGGTGCCAGGCGAGAAGCTCCTCGAAGGGCTCGGCAGTGTGCTCGCGCTGCCAGATGATGGCTTTGTCGAAGGGGGTCATATTTTAATGCAGTAGAGTAGAGCGATGTTGGCTGGGCGGGTTTCGGATGCCGCTGTTCCCGAATCCATCGCAGCAAAATATGTATTAACCCCGTTCCCATCTAAACACGCACCAGTGCCGCCACTGTTAGCAACTCTTGAAAATTTTACAGCGTGATTGTGGTCTCGGATACCGTCAGATTCTTTTGCTGCAAACGTTGCGCTGTAAGACCTGCCGCTAATGGTTTGCGGCCCACCACTGCCCCGCACAAAAATACCGCGCAGATCAGGAAGCGTTCCGGCAGCGCCAAAATTTGTGCTTACCGCTGCGTAGAGAGCTGTGTAGTCCGCAGTCACACCTTGAATCGTGCCGTTGCCGTTGGGCACAACATCACCGTTAGCAATTAACCAACCGGCAGGCGCAGTTGTCCTGGCAAACGGCATGATGGCCCCAGAGGGAAGAAGTGCCTGCTGGGTTGAGGTAGCCAGTTTAGGCGTAGTCACAGCGGCGTCGGCAATCTTTACCGCCGTCACCTCACTATCCGCCAGCGCCACGGTTGGCGTGCCGAGCAGGTTGAGGTTTGCCGGGGTGACGATTTCGTTGGAGGTAAAGGATTTGCCTGGGGTAACAATTGCCATGGTTAATTGAGTGTGCGGGTTTCTTGCGGAGACATGCTGGAGCGGGTGGCTTCGGCGGTGATGGTGCGTAAAATGGGGCGGCCGGACTGCGTGCGGAAGCGCAGGTCGAGCGCGGTGGCTTTGCAGCGGAGCGGGGCTTTGATGGTGTAGTCCTCGGTGGAGCCGCTCGCGTTCGTGAGAGAGGCGATCTGGAAATCCTTGTCGTAGTCGGTCGTCACGGCATCGAGCGTGCAGGTGGACCCGGCATCGAGCACGACGCTGGCTTTGGCTCGCAGGAGGCGCTTCGTGTTGAGGCTCTCGAAGCCATAGCGGCGTGAGAGCAGGAGGCCGTTGACGGTCGTAGTGCCGAGGCCGCTCAGTGTGTCGTCGGTGCCGGTCTCTTGCTCATCCAGGAGAAAGAGTTTGCCGGTGGTGGTGGCGGCGAAGAGTCGGCGCTCTGTGCCGTAGTCGGAGACGAGCAGGCGGTCTATGGCAAAACCGTAGGTGTCGCGTGTCTCCCATTGCTGGTTGAGCATGTTGAAAGCAAAGAGGCTGTTTGGCTGTGTGCTGGTGCCGAGCGGGAGGGCGAGGTAGTAGCGGTTGCCGTGGTAGATGCCGTTGCTCAGGTGGGCCGCTTGCGCATTGATGCCGTCGATCAGGTTGGCGATGGGGTCCGAGAGTGTCTGCGTGGATCCGCGCAGCTTGAGGTCAAATTGATTGTCGAGGCGGTAAACGCCGTTGTCGCTGAGGAAAAACACATAAACGCCTGCGGTGGCGATGCTGCGGCGGGCGGAGCAGCCGACTTCGTTGGTGAGGAGTTGGAGGCTGCTATTGGCGGCATCCATCGACACGCCATCCGTTCCAATGGCCGCTGTGGCGAGCCAGATGGATTTGCGGCAGAAGACGAGCACTTGGCCTTCGGCGTAGGGATGCAAGGCCACGATGTAGTCGTTGCTGCCCGCATTTGCGCGGAAGGATTTCAAAACAGGGTCGTAGGTTTCGGCGTCGAAGACATCCGAGATGAGCACTTCGTCGCGGCTGCGGGCGATGATGAGTTGGTTATTGAGATAGGTTGCTGTGCTGGTTGATGGCAGGCGTGAGTAGGTGACTGCAATCGGGTGCGAGCCTTGCGCTACGCGGGTGAAGGCATTTGCCAGCACGCCATCCCATACCAAGGCGGGTTGCACGCGCTGGGCGATAATTTGTCCTGTGGCTGAGGCGTCTGTGGCAGTGGGCACGGTAAAGGAAAATTGTGTGGTGGTTCTGGCAGTAACCTCGAAATCCGCAAGATACCCAGCCTCACCTGCTCCACTGATTCGCACCACATCGCCGACTTGGTAGGGTTGTGTGCCAATAGTGGCGGCCGTGGCCGTGCCGGCCGTCTGCGTGAGGCTGGAAAGGCGGATGAATGACTCCTCCCGAGTGCGGAGCAGGTAGAGTTTGTCAAATGCCTGGATGATCTCGATGTCATCACCGGCCACAATGGTGTCGGTGGTGGGGTAGGAAATGGTTTGCAGGTTTGCGCCTTCTCGCCAGAGGTAGCAGGCGTTGGGCCCGGCAAGGACTATGTATTCATTTGAGTTGTCCAGGCGCGGGGAGGAGTAGATGCCAGCGCCGATGATGCCGCCGGTGTAGGTGGTTTGGATTACGGGGCCACGATTGGCGATGAGCGTGCCGGTGGCCGATGCGCCGGGGTCCGCTGTCATGGTGTAGGTAAAGGCGTTCGGGCCTGTCACGGTGATGTAGAAGTTCCCGTTGTATTGCGATTCAGCGGCTCCGCGAATGTTCACATAGTCGCCGGTCGCGTAGCCGTGCGCGGTGAGAGTGGCTGTGGCCGTAGTGCCTCCGCGAGTAATGGACGTGATGGATTTATCCACCCCAAGCTGGAATGGAACGGTGAGTGCCTCGCCGATATTGCCGATGGACTCCGCGAGGCGCTTTGCTCCTTTGCGTGTTTGGGCGACGCCTCGGTCGAGGCGCATGTTTTCGGCGTATTGGACCACACCCGGCTGGAGTTGCAGCGGGTTCAAGCGGGAGGCCATGCCGAGGAATCCGGCATCGCCTTCGACTATGGTCTGATCGTCGGGCATTTAATTTGATTATAGGGCTAGCTTGTCAAGTAGGGCCCGGATGGCTTGCGATGATAATTTTGACTCTCCGCTCCATCGGCATCGGGCGGCAATTTCGCTCGGGCGTAAATGTCGATACCGAACGCAAGTCTGGCGCACTCGGTCGAGCAGGTGGGCGGGGATGCCAGGGACTGCCTGCGTGCTGGGCGGCTTGGTGAGCGGTTTGGATTTAGGTGGCTGGGTTTTGTCAGAAACTTGCTGGGTTTTTCCTGCTTGCCGGTAGCCGGTTTGGTAGAGGAGTTGGCGGCTGCCTTCCTGCCAGTGAGGAAATGTTTGCTTCTCGACGAGGCCCTCTCGGATCGAGGCAGCCAGGATTTTGGCGACTTCGCCTGGCTCGCAATCGAGGTCTGCGGCGATTTCGTCGGTGGTGCTCCAGCCGGGCGGGAGCGAGTTGGACTTTTTGGCGAGGGATTTCCAGGTGCTCATAGGTAGATGGGGGCTGTCATGGTGCGACCGCGCTTTTTATCCAGGAGGAAATAGGTCTGCGTTGGCGGCTCGAAGCTCGCCTTGATGCTTAACGCGTAAGCGTTGTAGCCGATGAGGCTGCCGTTGCAGAGCCAGTGGCGGTTTTGCTGGTATTGGTGCCAGTGGCCGAAGAGATCAAGGTCGGCTCGGTTCGGCGACTTATTCCAGCTTGCGATAGCTTTTTCTGTTGGGATGGTAAGGCCCCCGATGCCGCCTTGAAATTTTAACCCGTCGCCATGATGAAAGCGCAGGCGGCGGTCGAAGACCGTCATGAAATTAAAGTAGCTGTCGGCAATCTGCCACTCGATTTGCTGGTCTCCGTGGAATCGGCCTTCGAGGATGCGATACAGAAGCCACTCGTAGCTGTGCGCGGCACCGGTGGCGTGCCGAGTTTTGATCGTCGTGCGGCCGTGGTTGCCGTAGCTTGTGGGAATAAGGATGCGGTTGAAATGCGGCTTGAGCGTGGCGAGGCCGTCTGCAAGGCGGTCTTGGAGCCAGAGGATGACTTGCGTAGGCGTTTTGGAGTTTGATTCAGCGAGCTCTTCGTGGATCATGCCGGTCATTAAGTCGCCGCCGAGCCACAAAATGAGGTCGTCTATCTTGGCACCGTGGCGCTCGATCTCGGTGAGGCGGGCTATGGTGGAGAAGAATTTCTCAATGCGGGTCTTGGCGATGGGCAGGCGGTATTCGTTGAGGCCGTTGACGGATGCAGATTCTACCGTTTCCTCCACATGCCAATCGCTGGCGAGCGCGATGGCGACGGCTTCAGCCTTGTCGTTCATGTTGACCGAGAGCGGTTGCGGGCGTATGCGGGTGCGGCCGAGCGAGAGCGCGATGCCGAGTTGTTTCTCTAGGCTTTCGACACTGGATTGGTATTGAGCGAGCTTGGCTTTGAGCGAATCGACTTCTGTCTTGTGGGCTTTGTCCGCTTGCTCGCGGGCTATGGATGACCAGGATGTTTTCATACTTCTTCCTCCTCTTCTTCTTCGTCGTCTTGTATCGGGAACAATATCTCGCTGGTTCGGTCGGCTAGTGCCTCTACGGCGTATTGGTTTCCGAATTTGGGGTCCATGTGGTAGGTGG